TGAATAGTAGCCAAAAACTCATTTGGTATTTGGCTTTCTTCAAATGAAGCGGTTGGGGTTTCGGAAGAGAAAGTATTATTCCATGCTTCCCTTTTATTAACTCCGTATTGTTTCATACTTTCACGAAGTTTCTGTTTAATTTGTTGTTCTCTTGCTACACGCTGAAAGTGTGCTTCAATCTGTCTGTCAAGTAATCTAATCTCAATCTTATCATTAAGCGATAAATCAAATAACGCCTTCATAACCATTATTCCACCAACAGTAATCAAACCAAATAGGACTGAATGTGCAAGTGGTGTATATGGGAAACTAACTCCATAAGACGAATAGAAATATACATTTGCTCCACTGATAGTCCCGACAAAAAGAATTGTCATAACTAAACGAGTATCTTTATTTAATGCCGCCATTAAATCACCTCAAGCAAATTCAATAGAAACTTCCATAGCACCGGAGGCTTCTTCCAAATAAATTCCATTTCTGCACAATACTCCATGCATATCAAATTCTATAACTTGGTCAGGTTGTAGCGTTAATCTCGCTACTTCTTTTCCACTTGCGGCTGTATTGTCATAGACCTTAATTACTGTTGGCGCACCAACAGAACAAGCATGGATTGAAACCAATTTTGCTTGACCACTAACAATTAAGGCACTTGCCGTTTTAACGCCACTACTTCTGCAACCTGTTACCATTGAATCACCTTCGTTATTTAGAGCAGGTTTGCCCTGCCTATTTAATGTGTCGGTCTAATCACTTCTTTAAAGAAGACTTTGACTTACTTACAGCCTTAGTTTTCTTAAGTGGTGACTTCGGAAGTATTGTTTTCTTAGGAGTAGGTAAAAGTTCTTCTAACATTTCTTTGCTAGTTAGACTTTCTTTACCCATTTCCTTAGAAAGTATTCCTAAAAACCTTTCATTTAGGTTGGACAATTCTTCTTTGTCTTCTTCATCAAANGTAAAGAAAAGATTAGGGTCAGAAAGACGGATAGCCGCCCATTTTANNGGAACGGCTACCCCTTCTTCCCTTGTAATCTCTTGTTTTGGATTGATGTAAAGCCGACGAACTGATGAATTATCACTTAATCGAACTGTCACCATTCAATTCACCTCAAATAAGGCCCCAAGCACGAACTCGGACAGCACACGCAGGGTCGCCATCATTAGCAACCGTAGCGTTTGTTCCGTCTAAAGCCGTGAACATTAACTTAAATGAACTTGTTGATGTATAGGTTCCTGTTTCTGATGTAAGAATTGATGGAACATGAGCGTTTGCACCCTCAGTTCCACAAATTGTCACACAATGAATTGATGATAATCCGAGGTCGGAAGCGTTAATTGTTGCCCCTGCCGCTACATGGGAAGTCACATCAATTAAAGCATCAACGACATATTCATCACCAACTGCCTTTGGTCGTGTATTGCCCTTATGGTCGGGCAATAAAGTTGTTGTAAATGCTAGTGCCAATTAAAACACCTCACTGTCCAATACAAATCCAACTTAACACTTCATCGGAAACAATATCCAATGTAAGTGTCACATGGTCTGCTTTAACGCCCGCCGTGACAACCGCCTCAACAGGGAATACTTCATCAATTGAATGAGTTGCTGCATTTGCCGCTCTAACTCCATTACCCATAGGGCTAGTAGTCATAATTTCAACGGTAGTCCAACCAGTTAAAATTAACTCGGTTGTTGCCGCATCTTCTGTTATCGTTCCAAAGGCCATCTTTCGGTTGCCTTCTAAATTCATCTCGCCTAATATTACTTGTGTCTTTGCCATAATAAATCACCTCATTGTATGTTTGTTATCTTTCCTTGACCCTTGAAGAAAGAACAACCCACTTCACCAATAGTTCGGTAAAGAGCACGATTGCCCAATGTTCCAACACCGAATGGATTTCCGTTAGCGATACCATCTTCAAAGTATTGAGTTGGTTTCATAACAGAAAGCCACAAATGGTCTGTATCAAGGAAAAGCATATCACTTAGTTTGGTTGAAGCCGCACCTGTTGAAGTCATGTCTTTAACAGGAATCAATGGAATATCGTAGTATGTTGCCACACGGAATCCAACTTCTGCGCCCTTTGTTCCACGAACACCATTAACCGTAGGAACAATTTCCTTTCGGTCCATGAATCGCTCTTGGCTTTGCAATAGGTCAGCAAGTGCTTGAATGGTATCATATCCAGTTAGAATAACCTTTGGTGAACCACCAGCAAGTCGTAGGTTGCGAACCATGTTGTTTAATAGAGTTAGCGTCAATTGGCGAACATTTCCAGCAGTGTAATCAGTACCGAAATCAACTTCTGCATCAAGGAAAGAAGCGGCAGTAAATCGCTCACTACCGTAAATCTTACCTAATGCGTTAGAAGCGGAGGTTGTATCAGTTGCGAGAACTCCACCATCAATTAGGAGTAATTCTGCTCTTGATGTGATAACCTTCAACAATGATGAATAATTGTTTCCAATGTTAGGCATAGCGGCGACTTCACCGTAATGTTCCAAAGGCATAACAAGCATCTTGTTTTGAACTTCTGCGTGGTGCTTACCCATATCTTCACGCATTTGCGCTCGAATATCGCCAATTCCATCATCAATCTGTGCCATTTCCATAGCAAGTTCGCTGAAATCGAATTGATGTGCAACGACTTTTGGACTCATGTTTAATTGAGCATAGGTTGGAGCAATTGGGCCTAATCCATCTTGTGCAGTTGAAAGGGCCGCATTCTCAGGAACACCACCAATCATATCTGCTCTTGGGGAATCCGAACCTAATTCAGCAAGGTTTTCTGTTCCGCTTGCATCAACAGCGAATAAGTTTCCACTTCCACCAGCAGGTCGGCTCTTAAGAACTCGCCATCCACTCGAAGAGTAAGGTCGCTTTGCAATCATTGATAGTGCGTTGACTTCTCGGTTTAGCATAGACCAAACCTTTTGTCCATAAACGATGTTGTATAATGCGGAAACATCACCAACGGCTGAACCGGACAATGCCGGAGAACCGTCGTGGCCGGTATGAATACCGCCAATCATACCTGCTTGCTTCAAAAGAGCATTACCAGCAGGTAAGTTGTTAATTCCGTATGTTTGTGCTTCTAAATCTCGTATTGTGTTAATATATCCTGTCATTCAAATCACCTCAAATGTTGTTCACCATCTTGTGAATGTCGGACCATTCCATTTCTGCAAGGTCGTTCATTGATGGGAGGGTAATAGTTGATTCTTGTTGAGCCTTAATGATTGAATCCTTCTCGGCTGTCAAAGACTTTCGCAATTGAGTAAATTCTTCCTTAAGAGAAGTAATTTCACTTGCGGCATCATATTGTGACTTTGCGAGAATGTTCTCACGGTTGTTGCGTTCCGAAGCAAATCGGGACTCAAAGGACTTTCGGAGGTTATCGTAAGCAAGTGCTTCGAGTTGTTCCTCACGGAAAGCGGAGTAAGCCTTCTCAATGTTTGAATTACTCAAATCAAGAGAATCAAATTCATTGTTGTTGAATGCTTTAACTACGGGCATATCCGAAGAAGTCGGCTTACCGTTGTTAATCACGATTCGGTCAGCAGGTTCGCCAATTTGGTTTCCTGCGCCATCAAGAGTACGAAGGTATGCTTTATCTGTTTCTTCAAAGTCTTTGTATTCCGAATCTGCCATTTCTGTCATGTTTTCTTCTTGCATGTTTTCTTCTTCAACATCTTGGTATTCGCCCATTTCAAATGCTTCCATTTCGTCTTTGTTATCGTCAGCATTCTCTTCTTCTTCCTTACGAAGCATATTAACTTCTTCGAGAAGAGTGTCTAACTCGCTCAGTGCTTTTTCTAATTTTTCGCTCATTTTTTCACTTCCTATATCTTGTTTTAAAATATCGAATTTCGCTTCGGGGTTAATTCCTTTTTCACATATTGTAACTTCGTGGAGTTCTAACTTACTAATTTCGTTATATTCCCCTAATTCGTTGTGGCTTTTCTTTACTTTTTGTAATGCCTGTCCACCAATGCTAAATGACCTTAATGACCCTTTGCGAATGTTTCTTCCTACTTCTTTTGCTTTTTCAATGTCGTCCCTTAATTTAATTACAACAAAGAATCCAACATCATCAACTTCGGATTTCCATAATTTTCCAGTTTTATCTCTATATGAATCTACAACTTCACCGACTTGAACATTTGAGTGGTTAGTCATTACATTTCTAAACTTTGAGTCTTCCATGAACTTTATTACTGATTCTTGTAATGCTTTTAATGTAATCAAATCGTTTTGTTTGTCCACGATTTCAATACTTGCATACCCACCAATCATCAAGTCGTCGTTGCTCTTCAGAATGGTGAAATCATCATTCCTTGTCGCCATAACACTTGTTGCCATGTTTCCTCAAACCTTCCTAATCACTTTGAGTATATAATAGACTCGCCTCACTTCTCAGGCAGGGGCAATTCTTTGTTCCTATCCTCATAGATATTCCACAAACCTGCATCATCTTTCTCATCAGCAGGACTTTGTTTATAACCGGACCATGCTAACCACATATCCTTGTTTTCCACTTTTATCTTTCTTATGTTAAACTTAGTTTCAAATTTGTTTCCTTCCAAGAAATATTCATGATAACCATGTTTTTGCACTCCTAATCTAACTT